TAGAAAGATACAGGTTTACTATATCTCGGACGGAGATGGTTGCAACCAGAGCCCACGGATAAAGATACAAGGTTTGAGCATCAGTATTTACTGGCGCCTTGCTCGCACGAGCCTGTACCTATCTAAGTGTTATTGGAGGGAGTGATGGGACTCGAACCCACATAAAAAGGTTTTGCAGACCTTGCCGTAACCAATTCCGGACACACACTCCCATAAAAAAGGCGGCCACTAGGACCGCCCTTTTAGTTAGAGATCATTACTCATGATCCAAAAGGGCATTCAGATTTTCGTTCTTCGTTTCTTTTTTTAAGAGAAACCATTTTCCTCCAACCAAACAAAGAACTTTGCGAATGACTAATTATCTTATCTAATTCATCAGAAGTAACAAGATGATTTTTATGTTCTAATGTTTTATCGCTTAATGGAATAATATGCATCAAAGGCAATCCTACTGGTATTACATATTCTGCATCTTTTTTAGGAAGCATTATATTTATATTTGTTCCTGTATTCCATGTAAAATTTACCACTCCTGGTACTATTTTAAAATCATAATCTTCTAAAGACCAAGAAGATTCTACAAATAAAAATTGAACACCAGTTTTTTCTTTAAAATGCCAAGGACTAGCCAATTTAATATGATGGTAATTTTTAAAACCTTTACCATATTGTTCTCTATTATGTTCTGCTGGGCGTTCACCTGTGGTGCAATAATATTTATAATTGTCTTTTGTTATTTTTATAGCCAGATCTGTCCAATTTTCTATTACTAATCCTTTTTTATAAAACTCAAGAAACCCATAACAGTTTCTCATATTAGAGATTGTTTTATGATTAGGTACATACAATTGATCAGGTGTTTCAACAAAATCTATTTTTGATCTTGGTAATTGCTTCCACCAATCTGGTAAAGTTTTTGAAGACTTGACAACAGGTGTGTTCTCAAATACCATAGATTGTTTTGTGAAACAATCTATGTGAATTCTAGGAGTTCTGTGAAAAAAAGAAAACATAACCAAATCCTCGTCGCAATAATTGTCTCTTGATAAGAACACTCAATGCACTTATCAAGAGACAACCGAAGTTGTCTCAAGATTTTTATAGACCAGCGGCCAGTGCTCGATAACCTGCAGCAATTAGCTTGCGGCTTGGTTTACCGGCACGATAACGTGCAACAGTTTCGCCCTTTGAATTCTTGCGCTCGTTTAGATAGATTGCATAACCCATCTGACGGATCTGATAAACAGCGTCATGCGGATTAGCAACACCGTAGCGAGTCTTAATCTGCGAAGCAGTTAGTTCCTCGCCACGACCAACGAGAGCCTCAAATACCTTCTCAACCTTACTAATGCTAGCAACCATTATATACTTCTCCATTTTAAAAGATGTCGATTACTCGACCGTTCGAATCGACAGTGCGAATACGGGCATTAGGGAACTGCCACTGCAACTGTCGCATATTATCCCGATACAATAACGGGATATTCTGCGTATACGAATACGTACGCCAATTACCAGATTCATCCTGAAGCTGAACTTGAACCATGTCCATATCCGTAACTCCCTGTCTCAATTTAACTTAATCTTACTATATTCTTCGAGGAAAGTAAAGACATTTTTTAGATCAGCGAAGATAAACTTTTTGTTCTGCCAGCTATCTTCTTGATCGTTACCACTAACCTCGACCATCCAACCGTTCTCGTAACGGTTGACTGTAACGCTATCCGAAACATTCATAAATGTGTCACTTAGCTTAACCGTAGCCATATCATCCTCTTCTAGATTTGGTTCCTACTGTCGTCAAATCGACATCGGGACCAGCATATTGTAATCCGCCTTTGTTATATAGCGGCATAACCAGACTCGCTTTCTTCAGGATCTCCTTCTGAACGTGCTCTGGTTCTTTGTGAAGGTTAGTCATAATATCTCGCTTCGAACAATCACCAGCTACTAGCGCCTTGTCGTCGTAATGGCGAGTAGAACGATCAACCATCATAGACTCATTATACCCTTTCCGGAACGATAAGTCAAGCGATTTTTTGTCTTTTTTAGATTTTATTTGATCCGGGTGAAGACCCTTTGATAACAACCATCTATCATGATCAGAGACTAGCTTAGACTTAGCCTTACTCTTACGGCTCTGCTTACGTTTACTAACAGTCGTCGTATAATAGGCTGGAAGGATACGCATAGACATAGATTTCTCCTATCTATGCTGATAATACCCTATTCGAAGAAAAAAGTCAAGCGATAATTTCTAGTATCTGTTCGAGCTTTTCTACTGCAGGTTTATACTCTTGTTCTAGTATTTGCCTTGCATGACTATGATTTTCGTATTCTAATTCTTTCAAATACTTAAATCTAGAATCTATAACTGCTTCTAATACTATTGGTAATATCTTTGAATACTTGATATACAGTTTATCGTCATTCATCGACCTCTTCCTTCAAGTTCTCAACAACTATATACTCAGCTTCTTTACTTATCTGCATATGTTCTTCAAGAACATCTCTAACCCTAATAAGGCGATCTTCAATATCTATAATAGTATTATGAACAGCTTTGTCATTATGACCTTCTTGAAGATCGATCAATGCTGCGTTCAAATTCATATCAGCAGAATAATCAACTTGCCATTTATGGAACTGCCCACCTTCATCCATATCTTCCATCAACTTAGGTTGAGGAAACAAAATGTTTTTAATAATTTCTAACTTTTCTTCTGCCGGAGTATTTGGTCTTTTCTCAATTTTAAATGGCCACATAATATATCCCTTCAATTATTTTTTCTTACGACCCATATTATATTTAGCTTCTAATGTCCATTCATCTTTTTCTTTATGATTGATGATTTTAATTTGACTCATCGATGCTAATGGATCAGCAATCTTTTCTGGTTCTACTACTTTTAGTAGATTCCATTCCTGAAGTAATTGAATTATTTTATTACGACGACCTTTATCTTCTTCTGAGAAATTAGAAGGCTTACCGTCAATAGTAAACATTTCCTTAAAGTGAACAATATAATACTTGCCTTGCTTATGGAAAATATGACAAGACTGATATAGTTTTCTTTCTTTACGAGAAGCGACACCGATACGTGTAAGTGTTTCTTTAATTTTAAGAAAGTCTTCTTCTTCGGCGATTTTCACCTCAACTAGAGAATCCAAAAGTTCATTCATTTTACTCCACCTTTATTATTTTTATTTCTTATAATTTCAATCTGTTCTGCCGTAAGAATCTTTAACACTTCTTTGGTGCGAACATTATTATATTTATAATAGTTTGAAATTAGGTTTATGAGTTCTTCTTGCTTCTTACGATCCTTCTTTTCTTTATCAGTTTCTGCTTTTGCTCTTTCATAACTCTGCTTTCTAACAGAACCATAAAGATAATCGTAATGCATTTGATCTGTTATACCATAGCGAATATTAACCTCATTGACAATCTTAGTTAAACCTCTATATCCTGCAATGACGTTATTAGTTCGCCACTGAGAATAGTCACCATCAATTATTTGCTTCTTACCCTTAGTGATGCTATTCTCATAACGCCAGTCATACCTCTCCTTTTGCTTTTGTTCAATTGAATGCTTTGCCCAATTACCAAAGAAACCAACTGCCTCTTTCTCTGGATCTCTTTCCTCTAGTAATACGTTTAGGAATTTAGCTTTAGCCATCAATTAAACTCGCACTCTTTCATAACTTCGACAAGGAAAGCCATGAAATTGATTTCCGGATTAGCAGAGAATGCATTTTGATATTGATACTGTGCTAGAATCAATACAAGCTGAGCAGCATTTATTGGAGTCATTGCTTCTGCAGAAATATCATAGAACTGATTATAAAGATAATTGACGTCAGTATCTAGGTTATTCTTTACCCACTTACGAACTTCTAGAAAATTCTTATCCTTCATTAGTTTGATAAGATCCTTGATTGAAGCCTCTGTCATGTTTGCCAGAATGCCAGAGTCAATCTTACCAGTCGCTGAATAACGCTGAAGCTCATTAAGAACACGACGCCAATCTGGGAAGTGCTTATTGATTACTTCTGCAACAACAGCCTTATCAAACTCAACGCCTTCTGCATTAAGAATAAAAGTTACTCGCTTGAAGAACTGAGTGGCAAGTTTAGCAATAGCCTTCTTGCTGATCTTAAAATCAATTACAGAACATCTAGAATGAAGAGGATAAATGATACGGTTCTTGAAGTTGCACGTAAGGATGAATCCGCAATTTCTTGAGAACTCCTCCATGAAGTTACGAAGAGCGGGTTGTGTAGAATTGGCATTGAGATAGTCAGCTTCGTCGAGGATAACGTATTTTCTCCCGCCAGACAAACTAACACTTGAGGCAAAGTTGAGGATTTCGTTTCGGAGGGTGTCGATATTACCATTCATAGATCCATTAATTACAATATAATCACAACCCAACTGCTCAAGCATAGCACGTGCTACGGTCGTTTTACCGACACCTGCTGATCCTGCTAGAATTAGATTAGGAATATTCTTTTGATCAACAAACTGTTGGAATGTTGCTTTAAGATCACAAGGAAGAATAGTTTCTTCAATAGTTTTTGGGCGATACTTCTCAGTCCAAAGGAATTCTTCATTCATTATGCATTCTCCAACGCTTCACATTCCAAAACACGACGACCCCATCCGGCATCGCCTTTAAACCTATCCCAACATTCTATGCATTGATTTCTTACTTGTTCTGCGTTTCTTCTTTTGGAAACAGATTCAATATAAAACTCATGTTTATATTTTACCTCGTAACAAGTATTACATTTCTTAGTGGCAACTTCATCACCGAACAAGGTTGAGATAATCAATCCACCAGGGATTTGCCTAAACATAATATATCTCCATAGCAAAAAGAGGGGGACCGAAGTCCCCCATTCAAGTTAGAAAGTTGAGCTTGACTCAACTGCAATATAATATTCTACATCATCATGAACAAAGTGGGAAATGCCCTTTGATGAAATATTAACATCATAATCGCCAGGAATGATCTTAATATTCTCAGCCTTAAAGATTGCCTTAAATGCCTTATCAGTGTCGCCAATCTGAATAGAATAAACGTCACCGGAAGGATTCTTGGAATCAGCTGCCTGAAGGTAAAGGTTCTTACCATCGCCCATAACAACAATCTCTGGAAGAGCAAGAATGCCAGCAGCCTTCTCGACATCCTTTAGAGTGTCATTAGTCAAACGGAAAGTAACATCAACCGAAGGAAGATTAATTTCCTTTTCTGGAGCCTTTGTAACAGTTGACTCGTCAGCATAAACATAATGCGTCTTACGAGTGTTGTCACAAATGTCAACTGACTTATCGCCAAACTTTAGTTCTGGATCAGTAAACAAACTTAGAGTTGAAATAAAGCGATCAAGATTATAAATCGCAAAACGCTGGCCGAAGTCAGTCTTGACCTTTGCCTTGGCCATGATTGTCTTGGTTGGTGAAATGGTCTTTAGAACATTACCTTCCTGAACAACAATGGATGGATTAATCTTGGCGAAGTTCTTCAAAACATTAACTG